AATTAAGAGTACTGACGATTACTTTAATTCATATGAGTCAGCAACAACTTGGTACTACGCTGCAAAAAACCCAGGCACATGGGCGAATGGATTAAAAGTTTGTACAATAGACTCAATTGCAGACCAAACACTCAGTGGTGTTAGTACTGCTGGAGTTGTCGTTGGTGCTGGAATTACACAAGCATTTGGTGGTGTTACAATCGGTGGTATTGGTACATCATTAGTTTTAAACGGACACCTTGCTGGTACAGTTACAGGTGTTGGTGCAAGTTCAATAGATGTTAAAATTGTAAGTGAAGTTGCTGTTGGTGGAAGTATTACTGCAAAAGACTATGAGAAAGGTAGTGCTTTTGAATTTAAGACATCTAGAGACGTAATCATCGCTGGTGCGACTGGTGCTGCAACAACTTCAATCCAAGTAACAAGAGATACTGGAGGAACAAACCAAGGTGCAATTACAGTTGGTGAACAATTAGTTCTTCTAAACAAAACTGGAACAACTTCAGTTGATAACGCTGGTGGAGCTGCATTAAGTGTGAGTGCTAACTCAGTTAACGTTGCAAACGTAACTGGAATTACTGCTAACGTTTCATTACTTTTAATTGGTAGTGAATTGATGGGAGTTGGAAATATCTCAGGTAATGCGGTTGGTATTTCAACTAGAGGACTTGGTGGAACAACTGCAACAGCTCATAATGACGGATCTACAATCACAGTCGTAACTAACGTTGGTTCTGCAACAACTATAAAAACTTCAAATGCTGGAGGATCTGATACAAATATAATTGTCAATTCTTTAGGTTCTGGAAACGGAATTGACGTTGACGATTTAGTTTTTGTTGCTGGTGTTGGAACTGCTGGTGAAACAATGAAAGTTACTGGTATAACCACTAACTCAGCATTACAACCAACTACAGCTACTGATTGGTATGATTCACAAACATTAGGTTTAGATAACGCAACTGTTTTCTGGAAAAGTATTGCACCAAAACCACAAACTTCTGCATATGCAAACTCTAGAAGTTCTAGATTTGATGAAATGCACGTTGTTGTAGTTGATGATAGTGGAAAAGAATCAGGAACTGCTGGTCAAATTCTAGAAACTTGGGTTAATCTTTCTAAAGCAGAAGATGCAAAACAGTTTAACTCACCAGTTTACTATAAAGATTTCCTAGCAAATAATTCAGAATACATCTTTGCTGGTGCAAAACCAAATGGAACTCCTTTAACAGGTGCAAACAGTGCTGCAAATATTGCTGCTGGTGCATGGGGACAGGTTACTCAAGGTGTAAGTTTTGTGGGTACAGGTAAATCTACATTTTCATTAGAGGGTGGAAAAGATTACGGTGGTACATTTACTGCACCAACATATCCTACAACTCTTGGAGATATCATTTCTGGATATAACGAGTTTACAAACATCAGAGAGTATCCAGTTAACTATCTCATCATGGGGCCTGGAATGGGAAGTAGAGAAGAAACAGTTGGTAAAGCTAACAAGTTAATCTCTATTGCATCAAACAGAAAAGATTGTATCGCAGTTGTTGGCCCATCTAAATCAGATGTGTTAAGTGGTAGTGGTGTTGCTCCTGTTCCTTTAGTGAATAGTGACACTCAAACATCAAATATCTTAGCAACATGTAATCAGTACACATCATCTTCATATGCTGTGATTGATTCTGGTTATAAGTACATCTTTGATCGTTTCAATAATAAGTTCCGTTATATACCAACCAACTCTGACGTTGCTGGTATGATGGCAAGAACATCTCAGAATTCATTCCCTTGGTTCTCACCAGCTGGTGCAGATCGTGGTGTTGTGAACAACGCAGTCAAACTTGCATATAATCCATCGCAAGCACAGAGAGATCTACTATATACTAAGAGAATTAACCCAGTTGTTGCTTTCCCTGGCCAAGGAATAATCCTCTTTGGTGACAAAACTGCACTTGCATATACATCTGCGTTTGATAGAATCAACGTTCGTCGTCTATTCTTAAATGTAGAAACTGCAATTGAAAGAGCTGCAAGAGCACAACTCTTTGAATTTAATGATGATATTACAAGAGCAAACTTTGTTAATATTGTTGAACCCTTCCTTCGTGATGTTCAAGCGAAGAGAGGTATCACAGACTTCTTAGTAGTTTGTGACGAGTCAAATAATACCGCTGATATTATTGACGCAAATGAATTCCGTGCTGATATCTTTATCAAACCAGCACGTTCGATCAACTTCATCGGACTAACATTTGTTGCGACACGCACAGGTATTAGTTTTGAAGAGGTAGTCGGAACAGTCTAACCACCATCTAATTATCACAGGAGAGAAAAAAAATGCCTCAGCAAATCCCAAATAAAGGGGCTAATGCGAGAACCCTAGATACGTTTAAAAGTAAACTACTAGGTGGTGGTGTTCGCCCTAATTTTTTCGAGGTTGAGATTAATTTCCCAGGCCTCGCAATTGACCAAAACGATGTTTCAGATAAAATACGTTTCCTAGTAAAAGGTGCTAACTTACCAGCATCTATAATTACTCCAATCTCTATTCCATTTAGAGGAAGGGAATTGAAAATAGCAGGGGAAAGAAGTTTTGATACTTGGACAGTAACAGTCATCAATGATAATAACTTTACTATCAGAGATGCAATGGAAAAGTGGATGAATCTAATTAATAAAACATCTGATAATGCTGGAGAGGTCGATCCTACAGTGTATCAACAAGAAGCATACGTCTATCAGTTAGCTAGAGCTCCGATTGTTGGCCCAACAAACGCACCAGCAGGATCTGCAGACACAGTTCCTATTTTGAGATCATATCATTTCCACGGTGTATTCCCAACTAACGTTTCTAGTATAGATCTTTCTTATGATAGTAACAATGTTATCGAAGAATTTTCAACAGAATTCCAAGTTCAGTGGTGGGAAGCTCTTGACGAAAATAACAACGTTGTCGTAGGCTGATAAATAAACCATAAGGTTAATTATAAAAAATGGCTAAATTATTCGGTTTCTCCATTGAGGGGGCTGACGATAATAATCTGCCACAGGGTGCGGTATCTCCTGTTCCGCAAAATGAGGCAGACAAATCCGACTACTATGTTAGTAGTGGGTTTTATGGTCAGTACGTTGATATTGAAGGTGTATTCAGAAATGAATATGATTTAATTAAAAGATACAGAGAGATGTCACTTCATCCAGAATGTGACGAAGCAATAGAAGACATAGTAAATGAAGCCATAGTTTCAGATTTACACGATAGTCCTGTAGAGATAGATCTAAGTAACTTATCAGTTGGTGACAATATTAAAAAAACCATCCGAGATGAGTTTAAGTATATAAAAGACCTATTAGATTTTGATTCAAAATCACATGAGATATTCCGTAATTGGTATATTGATGGTAGATTATACTATCATAAGGTAATTGATCTTGATAATCCAAGAGATGGAATACAAGAATTAAGATACATTGATGCACTTAAGGTAAAATATGTGCGTCAAATGAAGAAGAAAGATATAAACACACAAAGTTTAATAACACCTCAAGATAAAAAACTTGCAATCACTCCAGAGTTAGATGAGTATTTTGAATACAATCCTACTGGTGGAGCTACCAAGAGTTATAGTCCAACTAATGGTGTTCAAGGATCAATCAAAATTGCAAAAGATGCTGTCACATATTGCACATCTGGTCTTGTAGATCGTAATAAACACATCACCTTATCATGGTTACATAAGGGAATAAAGGCCTTAAATCAGTTAAGAATGATTGAAGATAGTCTTGTAATATACAGATTATCAAGAGCTCCAGAAAGAAGAATATTCTATATTGATGTTGGTAATCTACCAAAAGTAAAGGCAGAACAATATCTTCGTGAAGTTATGAATCGTTATAGATCTAAGTTGGTCTATGATGCCAATACTGGTGAGGTTCGTGACGACAAGAAATTTATGTCTATGTTAGAAGATTTCTGGCTACCAAGAAGAGAAGGTGGTAGAGGTACGGAAATTACTACATTGCCTGGTGGTCAAAACCTTGGAGAAATAACAGATATTAATTATTTCCAGAAAAAACTCTACAAAGCTTTAGGGGTTCCCGAAACTCGTTTAGGTGGAGAGGGTGGATTTAACTTAGGAAGGTCATCAGAAATTCTAAGAGATGAACTTAGATTCAATAAGTTTGTAGGAAGATTGAGAAAGAGATTCTCTAATATGTTCCTTGACATGTTAAAGACACAATTACTTCTTAAGAATGTAATTACTGTAGAAGATTGGTCAGGTATGTCTGAACATATTCAGTTCGATTATATCTACGATAATCATTTTGCTGAATTAAAACAGAGTGAATTATTCCAAGAGAGAATGGCAAACCTATCACAGGCAGAGCCATATATTGGTAAATATTTCTCTCAAGATTATCTAAGAAGAGAAATATTACATCAGACTGATGATGAGATTGTAGAACAGGATAAGTTAATTGCTGCTGAAATAGAAGCAGGACTATATGTTGACCCTGTTGCAATGCAACAATTAGAAGTTACAGCTGCTGCAACAGACGTTGCCGCACAACAATCTAATATAACTGAACCAGATTCAGAGAAAGATAGTAAGGCTGTTGAAGCTCCTGAAGGTGGCGAAATATAAATAGTTGGTAGTATATTTACATAATCGTGGATTCTGCAAAATTAATTGATATGGTGTTAGATGATGCACCCGCCCATGAAATATCAGATGGGATAAAAGATGTTCTTTATGCTAAAACAGCATCAAGAGTAGAAACTGAAAGACCGCTTGCGGTTGCAGATCTTTTTAATGACGAGTCTGAATCTGAAGTTGAAGAAGAACCTGTAGCCCAAGAAGAGGAACCGACTGATGGCGAGTAGAACTTTAGTAACTGGTAGTCAAGCTGCGTGTGGCACTGACGCTGCAAATGCCTCTACATTTGGAGGTGCAACTGTAGTACGTCTTTGTAACAATGGTGCAACTGCTAGATTAGTAACTGTGATTGATTCTGTTGGAGGATCATCAACTATTGGAACTTTTACAATGCCAGGTAATACTGTTGAATTCGTTGAAAAAAAGAAAACTGAGGCAATTTTTGCAGCAAACGCTGCTGTCTTAGGTTCAGCTGTAGGATACACAAACTAAGAACCATGAAACTAATTAGAGAAGAAATAGAAAATGTAGAGGTTATCGTCGAAGAACGTGGCGGTAAGAAAA